TAGTGAACTGAGCTGGATCCCAAACAACATTATCAAAGCTCACATACACGGTGTTACTACCACTCCTGATCGTCACATTAGACAGCGTTTGACCGCCCGCAGTGTAGCCAGTACCACTAATCTCATTGTCTGCTGTGTACGCCGTCGTATCCTGATCTAACGTGGCATACGCCGTATACAGCGACATCTTCAATGTATCAGACGCTACATTCTGGGTGCCATTTAACATGTCCACCTTGAAGCTAGTAGTCAGTCCTTGGTAAATCGTCATGTTACTTTCACCCTAACCTGACCGCTACGGTATGCATCCTGACGCTCAAGTCCATCACCCAGACGTTTCAACTCACCCACAGCCTCGTTGTACTTTGCTTCTACATTGGCAATCAAATCCTGCTCACCCTTCATGTACAGGTAAGCCTCGCGCAAGGAGCCATACAACAGCACTGGATCATAGTTGTCTCCTAGCCAGCTCGTGCCAGCATCCACAATAGATGTTGGGTAGTAGTAGTAATGCAGCTCTACCGTATATGCAGAATTGGGCGTTGGGCCAAGAATAAATGTCAGCTCGTTGGTAGTTACGTTGCTACTTACAGATGGGCCAAAGATGGCGTAGTACGCTGGTAATCCAGTATCGTTCGGCGTTGGATATGCCTCACGAATGTAGTTCACATCTTTGTTCAGCAAGTACGTGTAGGTTTCGTTAGATGACTGATAGTTCTGGATCACTGCCATTGAGTACACAGAAAGAAAGTCACCAGGAGCCGACAGATACTTATTGCTAGCGGTCAACGTACCAGTTTGATTCCTACGCAATGAAGGAATCTGCACAGCGTTATAGACGCGAGTCTCCGTCTGCCGAACAAACGTCGGGACAGAATCTATAAACTCTTGCGAGTAGTTCTCTGTGTAAGAGAGAATCGCGTTGTATAACTCGGTGTAAGTCATTATGCCATCGGCCCACGGCACATCGTGCCTTTAGTAGCTGCACCAGCACCACGCATCTTGATGCCGTCAGTCTTTGTCTCTTTGTAGTTGCCCTTGCTCAAACCAGCAACGGAGATGTTAATGTCATCCATTACCTTGGCGCCAGGGGTATAGGGCAGCTCGCCCTTTACTTCCTTGCCGCTCATGGTATGCGGCTTGGCATACTTCTCAGCAGGTAGATTGTTCTTAGCCATTATCGACCTCTTCCGTTGGATTTCTGATTCATAACGCGAGCAATATTGCGACCGTATTTTTTCATGGAATCGGTAGTAACGCCACCTTTTGCCATCTTATGCATACGCTTTTCGTGCGCTCGCACTTCCTTGTCAGCGATCTGCTTAACTTGCTTTGTGTCCATCTTGTGCTCCTAGTTTATGGTTACGTTTGAAACTGACGTACTAGCTACCAAGTTGTTTGGTGTCAGTCCATCGTCTATACCTCTTGCACCGCCTACTGGATTCCAGCCCCACTGAATTATCCTGCTACCACCACTAGGATATCCATCCTCAGTTACTAACGGCCCAGCTTGTATGTCCGTCTGTAAACCAGTAAAACCAGACTGCCAGTAAGACTTGTCAGGCCGTGGATCACGCACTGCCTGAGGGTCTGAAACGGGGTACAGACCAAGACTTAACTGCGGCTGATCCGGTTCCCAACATGTCTTGCAAACCTTGATGTTGACGTTCTTTGTCTTGATCGTCAGCTTCTTTAATTCTTTCAGCAGGTATCGAAATCCACAGCGGTCACATTCCGCAATAGCCTTCTTACCACTCGTATACTTACTTGGCATACATCACCTGTAAGTAATCATGCGAGGCACCAGTCGATCTGGAGCTTTCTCGCGGTCTTCTCCTGCCGCCATTTCCCACGACTCATCGTACTGAGCCTTCAGCAACTGTATGCGCTCCAAGCCGCCAGGCAGCTTCATAGCCAGCCTGTAAGCCAAGCCACATATCAGCGCCTCTTGGAAACGGAATGGAATATCTTCCACATTCACACCGTTACCAGCATCCACCATTCGGCGTAAACGCCAGTACACAAAGTAATAGTACGGAGCTTCTGCCGTTCCCTGATCTGGCGTAGGCCATACAGTAAACTGCGGAACCTGCGGCGTAGCACCTACTGCATCCGTTGTCTGCCCCGAGCGGCGGTTTACCCACACCTGAATCGGGCGTCCCTGTGTCAGCTTATTAGGGATAGTCGAATACGTAGATACGCTTATTCGGTTGATATTGATATCGATCTGGTTTGCTTGGGAGCCAGGGTAATTACGAATAACATGCTCAATAAGATCAACAGTATCGTCAGGAAGGTCATACGTATTTACCCCTTGGATCAAAGGAATAGTGCCAGTATCAATAGTCCACAAGTTGATGCCGCGATTAGCCCACTCTGTCAGCAACAGATTGAGACTGCGGCGCGCTGTGCGGAAGTCATAGCCAGTGCGCAACTCTAAACCGCAACGCTCAAAACTTTCTTCGATGATATCGTTTAGAGTTGGGTTAAAGCTAGTTGTACTGGTTGTATATGGCATTTACTTTTTCCGTAATTTACCTAAAGTTTCAGCGAGCCTTGCTCGTTGGCCTATCTTTCCTGGTTTCTTTGCAGCGGCAGCGAGTTTCTTTGCCGGGATGGTCTTCCCTTCTTTTACGCCAAGCTGAGCACGAAGAGCACCTTTTTTGGATATTGCCTTTTGTATCCATTTCTCTGCCATCACTTTCCCCTTGCTGCCCACATGTTATCTATCAAATTAGGCCAAGGTCTGCCTGCCGCCTTAGCTCTGGCTTTCGCCGCAGCCTTTCTAGTGGCAGTGAGTACAGAAGGCTTACCCAATTCTTTAGGACGCGGCTTATCCCACACAGGTTTTACTTTCCCACCCTTTTTATACTGGGTAAAGTCAGTATCATCCCTGCGGGCTTTCTTAGCGCCCTTGGGCATCTTAGATGGGTTGATGTCACCCATGCCGCGTGATGGCCTCATATCAGCACTTACCGCCCTTGCGCATACCTTTAGCACCACTCATGATGCCAACGGTCTTGCCGGAGTCACCTAAGTTCTTGCCTTTGGTTTTGCCACGCTGTGCAACGCCATCACGGCTAGGAGCAGCAGTCTTAACTGCACCCATCTTGGAAGCAATGATGCCGCCTTTAGCATACTTGGCAACGCCGCCTTTTTTCATAGCAGACATTTCACCCATCTCATGTTTAACCATGGATTTAGGAGCACCCTTTGATTTCATGAACTCTACTTCTTTCTTAACCATCTTCTTTGACTCAGCCATACCACCCTCCTTAAATTTTTTACCTTTATCCGCCGCAGCGAACTCTTTACCCACAGATTGTTTAACTCCAACTTTTTTAGCAAAGGAGGGACTGTGGGCAATAGCCTCCATAAAGTTGTGCTGCTTTTTACTTACGCTAGGCACGAGTCTTACCTCTTATAGCGCAACCATCTGCACGTTTAGAAGCTGACGATACCTTGCCGCCTTTTTTGAATCCTTGTTGCTGTTGAGGCTGCTGACTCATGTCTGCGCTAGCCTGCGGTTGAATATTGAATGTTTGATTCGTGCCACCATTCTGACCGCCAGCTTGAGGCTGATTGCCGTAGAAAGGATATGTAGGCTGTTGAACTTGCCCTTGGACTGGGCCGCCGTCTGCGTATTTAGTTTTAGCCATTAGCACATTCTCCCGCGTGTTTTACCGCGCTGGGCTATACCATCACCACGCGATGATGCGCTGGATGTTTTGCCGCCTGACGCCATCTTTGTAATTTTGCCGCCAGATTTGTAGCTACGGTTAGGACTTTTAGAAGGAGTCAACTTGAATGTATTTTCTTGATCTTGCTTTCTTATTCTTTCAGACAACGAAGACATAGCTTTGTTAACGTCTTCTTTGCTTGGCTCCTCGCGACCTTTAACTACAGTTCCAGCGCGTGTTCTGGCTGTGCCCATAACATCTGGTGTACGAGCTTCTGTGCCAGCACGAGTCATTCCGCTAGATGATGATGTAGTTTCACTTGATCCACGAAGAGGAAAAGCTTGGCTTCCACGAGTTTCTTCTTTAATTGGAAAACTTTGACTTGCACGTTTAGTCTCAGTTTTAACAACTTGTTTTTTCTTTGCTGGCATCTTTACTTCGTTATCATCGCGCTCATATTTCGATTCGCTTGATTTGTATCCAGAAGCAATGCCTTTTGGAGTTTCTGTTTCTGTTTCAGTAGTTGTTTCTTCCTTAATGGTGGGAGCGCCAGACCATGTAGAAGTTGCGCCTGCGCGCTTACCCATAGTTGCATAGTCTGATGGGCCTTTAGCTAACTCTTCAGCTTCTACGCTAGGGCTTTTTGTTGAGCGCTCCTCAATAACCGCTCCAGCACTAGCAAATTTTTTGACTTTGCGCTTCATCATTTATCCTTTTTGGGAAATAAGCTGATCAATACGCGCTTCAAGTTTGTCAAAACGCTGATCAATGTGGTCAGTAATCCGCTCAACCTCTGCATTAGTGACGTTATCACGGGCAATCTCCTCACGAGTCTTGTTCAACAAGATCGTGATACGCGCTAGTTCATTGAACTTTTCATGCGCTACATAAGCAAAAAGGCCGGTGAATAGACTTAATACAGTCATCCATAGCCCATTTATATCTAGCATTTTTGCGTCTCTTTCAAATACTCATCCCATTTTGGACTTCCTGAAGATGCATATAAATACTGCGCTGCAAACTCCAAAAGCATGGGATCGTCCCTAAAATGACCTAAACCACGGTTGCAATGATTGCACAATAACCCGCGAATATTCCCAGTTTTGTGATCATGGTCAACAACAAGTTTTTCTTGTGATCCACAAATAACGCATTGCGTAACACTAGCTTTCAATTCTTTCAAAGCTTTATCTGAGATTACATTCCTAAACTTACCACGATTAATTCCACTTCTATATGTAGCCCTGCATTCTCTGCACCAACTATCTAAGCCGTTTCTTTTCTTGTTATGCAAAGGGAAAAACTCAACCGACGCTGGTTTTTCTGTTTTGCATTTTGTACAAGTCAACATTTCCATTTTCTCAATGCTTTGTTGATACGGCTATTTGGATCGTTTGCTGTTTTGGCGCTGGTATTCTTCTTCTTGTGCCCCTCCATCCGAGCACAGAATGACTTCTTCCGTGAACCACCTTCTGGTTGAGGGGCTTTCAAACCTGGCTTCCCCGGATTGGCTGCGTTGTAAGACGCCCGTCCTTTGGCGTTTAATCCGCCCGACGGGTTTTTCCCTTCCTTGCGCTGCCATGCCGGAGTCTTAGCCATAGATAACTGTTGCTGTCGAGTTAGCGGTAGTAGTAACTGTCAGGTTTGACTTAGCAAGAATGCCCTCGCCAGGCAGCAGAACATTGAATGAACCGCTAGTAGCTTGAGGAACAAACTTCCAGATCTGCGTCGTACCATCATTTACTGTTACGTTGCCAGTAGCAGTGTAAGAAATGGTCACGCCCTTGAATCGAGCGCGACCCTCAAACACTACTGTAGTACCAGCACCTACACCTAGGGTAGCTTTAACGTCTGTTTGCATAGCCATAATGGCCTCCTATTAGACGTTTTGCTGGCCGAACAGGTAATCAGTAACGTAGTAAGTAACATAGCCGCCAACAGAACCTGTTGCCGAGCTTGCACTCTCAGTAGTCAACACAGTGTTTACGGTTGCGTTAGCTACAGTACCAATGCCGCCGCCTGCGCCAGTAGCACCAGGAGTAATTGTTTTAGCTGTTGTAGCCGCTAAAGCAGATACCAAGAACGATGTATTGGAAACGCTGCCAGTGATTGTCGTAAAACCGACGTTCATAGTGCCAGACGTAATAGGGCTAGTAATAACGACTGACGTTACTACAGCGTTTGCTGGAAGAATTACTTGGGCTGTTTGACCAGAAGCTACTACAGCATTGCTGGAAACTGCTACGTTAGCTACGTAGAAAGTTGCAGCCATAAGGCCGGAGCCGCAATAGGCTTGACGAGTCGTGTCGCCGCCGCCCGAGCGCCAAATACTTTGGGTGGTTGAAATAGGCATTTAAGTTTTCCCTCATGCGGTTAGGTGTTGGCAGTCTGCATGAAGTCAGCCGGGACTGTCTGCCACACCGGGTACTCCCGGAATTTAATTCTTTATAGCATAAATCTATGGAAAAAGGGGACTTTCATCCCCTTTTTCTATCGCCTAATTAAGCGCCTTGCGAACCGAACATCCCGAGCGGATCCGACCACCCAAAGCTGTAACGCTCACGACTCTTATAGCGTACATTCCCTGTATCGAAATCTCCGTCCATGGAATTTTGCAACGGTGTACGAACAAAGTGCTTCATGCCGTTTGGAACGTCGGTAGTCAAATACCAGCCGTTGTTGTCGGTCAAGAAGTGGTTGATCGTATAGCCTTCAGGGATCGAACCGTTGTTCTTCAACGCGTTGATATCGTTGTCGTTAGTGCCAACACGGAGGCTGGTTTCTAACAGACGAGTAGCAACGAACTGGAGAGCTGATGGAACAATCAACTTACGTGGTTTAGCTGCAATCAACAGATCACGTTCGTCAGTCCAAGCGGCGATCTGAATAACTGCGTTTTCCAACGAAGTTTCATTCAAGTCAGCTTGGGTGCTTGGTGTGTTGCTGTTGGTGCCACCAGAGACCAAAGGATGCGCTGTCGAGAACAGAGCAACGCCATCGCCACCAGGGTAGCTATTGGAGAAGCCGTTGTTGATAACAGCAGCAGCTTTAACCTGCTTGGTGTAAGCCATAGCACGAGCCAGAGCTTTTGTGTAACGAGCAGACAGGCTGTCGTACAGGTTGTCTTCGATGGCCTCTTCGGTCAGCGAGAAACCCAAAGCAATGGTTTCGTGGTTGTATCGAGCAGTCCAAGCTTCCTGACCGTTGTCGTAACGAATGGCGCTGCCCTCGTTTTTGACTGGTGCGGCTGAGAAACCAGACAGTTTTGTTTCTTCTTCGAACGAACGCTCGGAGGTCTCTGTTTCGTAGATCTCTTTGTGTTCTTCGCCATAACGAGCATACTCCAAACCGAACAGGGCGTTCAGGCCAGGCAGCAGCTCTTTCAGTAGTTGTGCGCGTGAAATAGCCATGTCTTACTCCTTAAACGCCAGTCGGGTTCAGATACTGATGCCCGCCGGTTACAGTAGCGGTATTAGCGCCAGAAAGATTCACAGAAATCGTGACATACGGTGCATTGAACTTACAGATCCACTCGCAATAGCCGTTCGAACCGTTGCCAGTATCAGGCACAACGTCAACGATACGGATTGGGAACGAAGCTGTAGTTGCAGTGTTACCACCGAAAATCGCAACAGCCGAATCACCAGTGTTGTTCGAGCCAGCGTTCTGGCACAAAACAGCGTTCTCACCAATGATGCCTGGGCCGTAGAAAGCCACAGTAGTACCACTGGATACAGTCGCTACTTTGAACAAAACGTCAGGATCGTCAGCTACATAAGCCTGAATATCTGATGCTGTAGTACCAGCAGGGAAGTTCTGATAGAACAACTTCTGCTTGGTGCTTGGGTTTGTGTAGGTGCAGCCCATGAAAATACCAACAGGCGTAGCAGTGCTAGTGCCAGTATCTTTCTGGATTGTACCGTCCGATGTGCGCTTAACTACGTCGCCAAAGAAAATGTCAGTGCCATAACCGCTAGCAATCGACATCAGGCGAGTAGAACCGGCGAACACCTGACCACCGATCAAATTGACCGGTAGAAGCCCGTAGGGCTTGCTTACAGTTGGGTATGCCATTGTTTACTCCAAAAAATTAACTAGCCACCACTCTTAGATGTCGAAGACTTCGACTCCTTGAACAGAGGCATACGAGGGTCGTTTTGCCGCATCAAATTGTTATCCACAGACTTGATCTGATCTTCAGATTGCTTGAGGTAGTGGTTATTACGCTGCTCCACAAACTCTAGCGGGGTCTTGCAAAGTAACAATCCGCCGACTTCGATACCGTCCTTAAAACGGCTACCTTCATCGACTAGCAGTTGAAATTGTGGTTGCTCTTCAATCTTCACTGGCTCCCAACCTTCTCTGAGTTTGGCAGAGTAGTTGCGTGGGTCAGATGTTCCTTGAAGCGAAACACGAATCCATCTATACGCATATCCAGGGAGCTTATCTGGTTCTGGCAGAAGCTCTGCGGGTTTCCACTGCTTAGGGCGTTCCGCTTGGACGCGTGTATCTACATTTCGGGGTGTTCTATTCTCAGCCATTTGTAGCCTCCAATTTCATCATTTCCTTGACGTACTGCTCCGGTGTTAGTCCCAATCTCTTGGCAATTGCGACTTGCGACTGTTTCAGCCTCACCTTTTTGGAGGGTGTGCTTCTATCAGCGGAGGCCACGACAGGTGCGGGTCTCGTAGGTCTCTGCGCTTTTTGTGGCGCTTCTTCCTCTTCCCTTTCCCCAAAGTGCTCTGGGAATCGACGGCGCATAGTCTCATCGACTTTCTTCCAGTACTCATCTGTGGACGGATATGACGTCCCATACTGAGCGACTAGCTTCTGATGTAAACCCAGAGCCAAGCTAGTCATCTCCTCATCCTTACCAAACCATTCATTGCGCTCTTGCCACGCAATCGCTCGTTGGTCAGGGCGAGGAGCTGGATTTGTTGCGGGTTGTACATCAACTTCTTCCTGTTGTCTAGACGGAACAAACTCTTTTGCTTTCTGGAGTTTGAACTGCGCGTTGCTCAACTTTTCCTGAGCTTCTAGCAAACGGTCAGAGTCGCCCTGGTCATAGGCTTCCTTGTAATCCCGCTTGGCATTCTCAAGCTCCAGTTCTGCCGCAGTTTTATAGGTATCGATAAAGTGCTGCTCGCCAGTAGACAAGCGGCTTTTTAACGCCCTATTCTCTTCCTGCACTTGCTTGGCATACGCGATAGCTTCTTGCTGCTCCCGTAGCGCCTGTTCTTTCTCTCGGCGTTCGTCGTGCCAGACTTTCTTCATCTGCTTCAGACGTTCCTTCACACCTTCGCTATAGTCTTCAAGCTCATCTTCCTCAAGCTCTTTGACCATCTCTTTGGGTAGAGGCTGCCGGTCACGATCCTCTTCTGGAGTATCGTCCTCAATCTCAATCTCAAAGTCATCCGCCGCAGCAGACACCTCTTCTTTCTCATCGGGGAACTTAAAGTCCTCCGTGTCCATTTTGTTTGTAGCCATTTGTTTCTCCTTTCTTAAACCCGGCTAATGCCGCGTGGGTCTTGAACCACGGCTTCGACCACATCGTCGTTAATGAGTCGGAACTCACGACCATGGATCTTTAGGCGTGTGCCAGTGTTAGGACGGGCGAGAATAAAATCCCCTTCCTTGCACCATGGGCCATTCGGGAACCGTTTTGTGTCTTTGTAACAATCTGGCCCCATTTTGATTACGAAAAATACGGTAGCCAGAATCTGTTCGTGATTCATGGTTTGGTCTGCTTTTAACAGGCCGCTCTCGAATTTTTCTTCCTTGTCCGGCAGCCCTACTAGGATGTGATACCCAGTTGGTTCCGGTAATTGTTTCGCCTTCTCCTCTGCTGTTTGTGGCAGAGTTGATACCTCGCCGTCTTCGGTGGCGATTGCGATTTCACTCATCAGATAACTCCATAGTTTTTGCAAGGTCGAGGATGAATCCCTCTGCAATCGAGAGACCCCGAATCTCGCCGCAGAGTTTTTGGTAATCAGAAAAGTCTTTGGCAGCGTTGTTTGAGACGGCCTCGACTATCTGCTGACGCTTATCTCTCACTTGTTGAATGAGAATTTCAAACGCCTTGTCCATATTTATTTACCTTTTTTGGTAGGTTTAGGAGGATTCAATGCTTGGTGAACATTGAGCGCATGTTGCTTTTCTTGGTGATTCATTTCCCATTTTTGTCTGGCAATAGAACTACCAAGTTCAACTCCTTTTAGTTCCAGCTCACCTTCTAGCTTGGCTTTCTCAGCAGCAGCTTTCGCTCCTGCCTGTACACCAGCTATCCGCTCTTGAGCTTCGATTCGTGCTTTCTCTAGCTCAATACGGTCTGCTTCCGCCGCAGCGTCCATAGCAAGTTTCTTCTCTTTGATTTCCACTTCCTTGGCTTTAAGCTGCAACTCTTGCTGCTGCATTTGAACAATCGGGTCTTGGGCCGCTTGTTGCGCCTGCTGTTGCGCAGCCTCCGCCTGATCTTTGCTCAACAGTTTTTGTGCCGCGAGCGCCATCATGCGGGATACTTCTACTTCCATATCCTTCGGTAATTCCTTGTCCATCTCTGGCAGCGGAATACCTAACTGCTTCTCTATTTCCTTGCGGTACTGGAAAGCTATGTGCTCGTTGATGTGAGCCATGGCAGCCGCCTGAATCATCTGTGCTTTCGGGTTTTGTCCAACCATTTGCATGATCTTTGGATCCTGCATAGCTGCTTGGTGAACTTGAATGTGCGCCTCGTGATCCTGATAGATAAACGCCTTAACTGGTTTGCCATTAAGGATGTTCATGTTCTCTTGGACTGGATCTTTCGGCTTCTGGTCTTCCGCGCTCGGCACCAACTTCCCGATATTCTTAATACCCAAGACTTCCAACATTTGGCGGTTTAACTCCACCATGTCGTATATCTGAGGATTAGCCTGCGCCATCTGCATAACCGCCTGATACTGGACTACCTTCTGCGCCATGGTTGCGGCGTTAGGATCGGAGACTGGAATTACATCCACCTGATCGTAGTCAGATTTTTTAGCGCGGCGCGAACCTTGAACCGGCTCGTACTCGTACTCTTCCGGCGTGTAGTCACGGATGATGTCTTTTAGCAGCTTCAACTCTTGCTTCATCGCGTAGTGAATACGCGCCTGAACTGCTGACATTACTTTTAATGTTCTCTCCAAAATAGCCAGTGTTGTACCGACTGGAGAATTGGCTGACATGTCTGCAATCTTCAGATCTGCCGCGCCAGCAAACCGTCGACCTTCATCAACGATTTGATTCATCAACGCTAGGAGGACTTGGCTTGGTTCCTTGTATGGGAGGGGGAGGATGTTGTCTCTGATCGTTCCTGCCGCGACGTCCACATCTCGGAACTCGCCGGGTGAAATTGGAGTGTCATCTCCCTTGACCCGCATTCCCTTAGTCTTGAGACCGCCAGGAAGGTTCGATAAAGTGCCAGCATCAACAAGCTGCCTAATAATAGAAGTACCAGACTTAGCAAAAGCACCGATAAGATGTATAAGGCCGAAGGCGTAGAAACCAAAGCCGGGTATATATGGGTAGTGAACAAAGTGATTCCTTTTCTGGCAGGTTTCATCATCAGGATGCCAGTTCCTTCTGATAGCTAAAATCTCTTGAGAAGTTTTTTCGATAGTTACGATGTATGGCAGACCGATGCCAGTCTCTTTACCTTTATCGTCTTTATCTTCATAGCCTGGTAGATCCAGATATACCTGCATCTCCAACAGCTTGTATCTATCGTCCGACGTAGCGCGGAAACCCATACGTTCCGCAATCTTCTTCTCCACATCGTCCAACGTATTTTGCGGTTCTGGCAGGTCAATATCTCTATAGAAACCAGCCACCATCAAGCGGCGCAGTTCATTCTTGGTCTTGCGCATGACATGGGTCATACGGTTGGCGGTCTCTAAATTAGATGCGCCATAAGGAACCACCACATCTTCTGCTGGGATAAACAATGCCGCCTGTCTATCTAGAGCAGGATCAAAGTAAACTTTCTTAAATGCATTACCTGACAGACCTAAACCCCATGCCATGCGTTCGTGCTCGGGGCGATACTCAACCATGACCTCTGTCAGCTCATAGTTCATATCATCTTGAACGCGCTCCGCAGCATCTTTCTTTGCTGGAGTTTCTTTACCAATAATCTTCGTTTTAACTGGGCCGCCAGCCGGAAATGTTTCCATGACCGTCTCGGCTTGGAACTTGACAAGAGCTTCTGATAGCAGCGGGTGGTAAACGCCACATGCACCTTCCCATGGTTCTGATCGGTCTTCAATTTTCATCCCCAATAGTTCTAGGCCATCGACATACGTCTGCATCCAGTCCTTGCGGGCGTCGATATCGTCCTCAAAGTCAGACAACAAATCAGCAGCTATCTCTTGGAGTTCGTTCTCTTCCATAAACTCCGCTAGGTTGACGTTGAAATCGTCAGTCGCCTCTTTATGTGGCTCGATCTCAATCTCCAAATCGCCTATACCTATAGACATAGACTCAGGATCTTCCACCTCAATCTCTATATCTGGCCCCATGTCTTCCGCTTCCATTCCTTGTGGAGCCTGATATAGAGCTTTGTCAAAATTTGTCGCCATGATAGTCCTTAGTAGTAAACGCGCTTGCGACGGAAGCCGATATCATCGTCCTCTTCGTCGGAATCAAGCCGCAAAAATCCGCCCTGCCGAAATCGCATCAACGCTTGTACCGTGCTATCTACCAAGTCATCGTGTTCTGCGTTCGGAAACCTTGCCATCTCCTCGATAACCTCGTCAGCCCAACGGGTTTCGGGTGCCCACACTTTACCGGATGAAAATAAGTCCGTCACGCTGTTCAATCGCACGAACTTATCGTTACCTCTTGTCGGCGTATAGTCCTGTACGTACACGCCCATCCTTCGTAACTCAAATATCAACGGCGCACCCGCTGCTTTTGCTTCAATAATGCAGGCATCAGGCTGCCACTCGTCGTACATTTCCTTCGCTTTCGCCTTTAACTCGGGAAATTCCAGCTTATCCTTCCACGAATCCAGCAAAATGATGTTTACATCACTCTCATTCTCGTCTTTGTGGAACACACCCCATGTTGTACACGCAGAATAGTCAGCCCGCTGACTTTTTGTGAACGCAGTATCCCAACTTTGGATGATAAATTCGCACGGCGGCGCTCTATCTGACTCCCAACGCTTCCACCACTCACGTTTTACCAGCGCACCTTCCTCACCAGTAGGCTGTTGCTGGTACTGAGCGTTCCATTTGTACGGCGGAAGCTCCTCTTTTAACGCCGCAAGTTCATTTAACGGCCAGAATTCAGGCCACAAACTGTTCCCAGACGGCAAAATTGCTGGAAGTTCTATCACTTCCCAATCTGTAGAGTCGCTTTTCAGTACCTTTCCGGTCAAATCCTTGTCCGACCATCGGGTCATCACGATAATAATTGCCCCACCTGGCTGCAAACGCTGACGCGGGCCAGATGTATACCACTCGTACACACTGTCAAACACGGTCGGATCGCCCTGAGCTAGCTTCGCTTCCTGTTCCGAGTGCGGGTCATCTATTATTAGTAGGTCAGCACCCTTACCAGTAACAGTACCGCCAACACCAATAGCGAAATAATCGCCACCGTGGCTAGTTGCCCAACGCCCCGCCGCCTTGGAATCCGCCCTAAGACCGACCCCCGGAAAGATTTTTGCATACTGATCACTATCTACTAAGTTCCTAACCTTCCTACCAAACCCCACTGCCAATTCAGCAGTATTAGATGTCTGGATTACCTTCTTATTCGGATACTTTCCCAAGAACCAACTCGGCAATAAGTAACTAGCGAACTCCGACTTCGTGTGTCGCGGCGGCATATTTATAATCAACCGCTTTAACTTACCTTCCGCTATCTCCTCAAACTTCTTTGCCATCAGGGCATGATGTCTTCCATGTATAAACCCAGGCCACATTTCATGCACGAAAGCCATAAACGACTTCTGCGCTTTCTCACGAGTCACCGCGTCTTTATACTGGCTCACCTGTTCCAGTAATTTCTCCTGCTCGGCGGCAGGCAGCTTACTTATCAGCTCACTCAAGTCCACGGACTGTTCGCCTCTTCTCTCATCTTTACTATAGACAGCGCTTCCCGCCGGATAGGTTTTTCCAATCGGTTCTTAATTTTCGATAGCGTAGGATAAATACTCAGCGGGCGGTAGTATCTCCTCCCACCGTGCTGATCTTTATACACCTGGTACAACAGCGTAAACGCTTCCAGTAGTAGTTTCTCGTCTTTATTCACGCCATGTCTCCGGCTTAAACTCATTCTTTGCTTTCAGCTTGCTAGGGTAACCAGCCAATAAATAAGAATCCCGCAAGCGGGTCAACATCTCTATAGCCTTATCCAACTCTGCAACCTTCTTTTGCATGTTGTCCTGCCAGAGTTCGAATATCTCTTTGTCCGTCATTCCAGTGTCCTGAAGTTTATATACACAGGCCGCACACTCCTGCCCGCGCCCTTCACCTTTTTAAGCACGCCAAGTTTGATAAGCCGGTTGATAATCTCCGCCGTATTCCCCATGCCAGCCTTTCCACGGACATTACATATATCCCGTATAGAAGGCCCAAACCCATACTTCTTCCACCACTCGTCTATACACAAAAATACTTCCT